TGTCCATGACCAGTTCGGACAAAAGCGGCCGATTCCCCAGGGCGGCGGTAAGTCTATTGAATTCCGCAAATTTTCTTCTCTGCCCAAGGCAACGACTGCATTGACAGAAGGGGTAACACCGGACGGCAACAAGCTGGATGTGTCTACCATCACCGCTACAGTTTCCCAGTACGGAGACTATATTGTGCAGTCCGACGTGCTGGAACTGACTGCTCTGGACAACACCATACTGGAGGCCACCAAGCTGCTTGGAAAGCAGGCAGGCGCCACTTTGGACACCATTGTGCGAAATATACTGATTGCGGGAACCAATGTTACCTATTGCCCGAAAATTGTTTCTGGTGCTGAAACAGCAGTTACTTCGCGGGCAGCTTTAGACGCAACCGCACAGCTCACGGTAGATGTTGTACAGCAGGTTGTGGCGAAGCTACGGGCGAACAACGCGCCTACCATCGATGGAGATTATGTAGCGATTATCCATCCCTATGTCGCCTATGACCTTATGCGGGATCCGGAATGGATCGATGCGCACAAGTATGCACAGCCCGACAATTTGTATGCGGGAGAAATCGGAAAGGTTGCCGGTGTTCGCTTTGTAGAGACGACGGAGGCAAAGATATTTAAGGGGGATGGCTGCCCCAGCGGGCTTGCTGTATTTTGCACCTTATTTATTGGAGACGGTGCGTATGGCGTTACTGAAATTACCGGCGGAGGGCTACAGACGATTGTAAAACAGAAAGGTTCTGCCGGTACTGGGGACCCGCTGGATCAGAGAAGCTCTGTGGGTTGGAAGGCGTTGAAAACCGCAGAACGTCTGATTGAAAATTATATGGTGCGTGTAGAATCCTGCTCCGGCAGATTCTCTGCAAACGCAGTGGCAAACTGATAAAATACGGGGAGGAGGGTTCCCCTCCCCCCTGCAAATATGAAAAGGAGGGCCTATGGCTACTACGGAAAGCAAAGTGACAAAATTAGCGCAGCAGTCGGAGACTACGGAACCGACAGAACCAACAGAACCGACGGAAGAAAAGAAGGTAAAAATAAAAATTCCCAGGACAAAGGAAAATAGCGCCGATGTATATGTTTCTGTCAATGACCGTTCCTGGCTGATTCAGAGAGGCGTCCAGGTTGAGGTGCCGGAGTGTGTTGCAGAGGTCCTCCAGCACCAGGAGGAGATGCTGGAGGAATCTTATCTGTTCGATGAAAGTGTGAAGTCTGATTAAATAAAAAATATTGCAGTATGGGAGGTTCTGATCCGTGGCCTCCCATATGTGTTATATGGAGGGATGAACATTGACCTTGATAGAAGCGATCAGCACGATAGACGCGCTGAAGCCCAACGGGTATGAGCAGATAGACAAAATACGGTGGCTGTCACAACTGGATGGTAGGGTAAAGAAGGAAATCATTGATATGCATGAAGGCGGGGAAAATATTTCGTTTGCAGGATACGATGAGGACACTGCGCCGGATACAGAGCTTTTCATTCCTCCTCCCTATGACGATATATATTTGAAGTGGCTGGAAGCCTCTATTGACTATGTAAACGGCGAATATGGAAAATACAACAACAGCATTACCATGTTTAATGAAGCCTATTCTGCTTTTGAAAGATATTACAACAGAACCCATATGCCTATGGGGACGAAATTTAAGTTCTTTTGAAAGGAGTGTGTCATGCAGTATCCGACACTGACAGAACTTGAAAACACAGTTGAAATTACAAATGCATTCGGGGGCTACAATCACAATTTGCGAATTTCTCCCGGAGAGTTTTATGACATGCAGAACCTCACGTCATCTTCCTATCCTGTACTTTCTCCCAGGGGACAGCGCGGTGTATATGCTTCTACCACAAACCCCCAGGGACTTATTGCAAACGACAAGCTCTGCTATGTAGACGGTACAAATTTTGTTGTGGGAGATCAGAGTGTTTCGCTGGGACTATCTACCGATCCTTACAAGTGTCCGAAAACGCTTGTTTCCATGGGAGTATACGTGATCATATTCCCGGACAAAAAGTATGTAAATGTCAGTTATCCATCTGATTACGGGAGCATGGAGGCATCGTTTCAGAACGGCACACATCCTATTACCTTATCCATCTGTGATCGAGAGGGGAAGGGATATGATATCACGTACACCCGACCAACAGAGCCGGAAGGACCTGCTGACGGGGACATATGGCTGGACAATAATAAAAAGCCCTATTCTCTAAAGCAGTATTCTGCCAGCAGCGGCATGTGGGTCAGTATTGCGACTACCTACATCAAAATATCTTCCCCCAATATCGGGATGCAGTTCAAACAATATGACGGCGTAACCATTTCGGGGTTTGACAAGACCGCGTTTCACGTTCCCGATTCTGAGGAGACTTTTTCCGATGAGGAATATCGAAAGCTGGACGGTTCCTTTGTGATTTGGGATCGTGGGGATGATTTTATTGTCATTACCGGTTTTCTCAGCGAGCCGCGGGCAATTGACGACACAATTACAGTAAAAAGAGAAGTGCCCGACATGGATTTTGTAATAGAGTCGGAAAACCGGCTTTGGGGATGTCGATATGGACAGGACCCGGAAAGCAGCTTTACTATGATCAACGAAATATATGCTTCCAAGTTGGGGGATTTCAAGAACTGGAATTGCTTTATGGGGGTGTCTACGGACAGTTACGCTGCATCTATCGGCACGGACGGACCATTTACCGGAGCAGTCTCTTATTTGGGATATCCAATATTTTTCAAAGAAAAGTACATGCATAAAATTTATGGAAATTACCCGGCAAATTATCAAATACAGACCAGTGATATACGGGGCGTGCAAAAGGGAAGCGGCAGCAGTCTTGCGATTGTAAATGAGGTGCTTTACTACAAATCGCAAAACGGAATCTGTGCATATGACGGCTCGCTTCCGGTGGAAATATCCTCGCCTCTGGGAGATGTGTTCTACGACAGTGCAACCGCCTGTGCCCACAGAAACAAATACTATATCTCCATGCGAGATCCAAAGGCCGACGCACACAGCCCGTATCGATTGTTTGTTTATGACACCGTCAGGGGGATGTGGCACAAAGAAGATAATACATACGCAAAAGCCTTTTGTTCCTATGGAAACGAATTATATTATATAGAAACTACTCCCTACGGCAGTAAAATCAAAACCATGTTTGGCAGCGGGACAAAAGATACAGAACCGGTGGAGTGGATGGCCCAAACAGGCATTATCGGTGTGGAAAACCCTATGAAAAAGTATATATCCAAGCTGATTGTACGTATGTCCCTTGCCATGGGAACAAAAATTTGCTTTCACATACAGTATGATTCCGCTGATACCTGGGAGCACATATGTACATTGACCGGGACTTCGCTTCGCAGCTTTTCCATACCGATTCGGCCCAGGCGATGCGATCATTTACATTTGCGCATCATAGGACAGGGAGATGCAAAGATCTATTCCATCGCAAAAGTGACAGAGCAGGGGAGTGATGTTTAATGCCGGCAGAGATACGGCTTCCGTCAGTCAATGCGGCGACGGAAAGCGGGCAGCTGGTACAGATAAGAAGCTATTTAATTTATCTGGCAAATCAGCTGCAGTGGGAATTTGGCAAATATGAAAGGGCGCTTTCCGAGGATGGAGAGGTCTCGGCAGGGAGCTTGGAAAATACGGACCTATATGACAGGCTCCGCGGGTATATGGCATATGATGTCTTTTCGTGTTCATCGGCGTCTTCCGGGGTTTCCATTACGG